ATCGCTACCTTTCGCACCTGCAAGAGCCACGGGCTCCAGCTTAGGTGTTTCTCCCACGGCGGATGCTGGCGCATCGATGCCCTCCATGATTTGTTTAAGAACAGAATCCAAGTCGAAGTCATTCACGCTCGCCTCCATCCGCGCATGAGCGCGGACATAAGTTGATACCACGCACGCTCTTGATCGCGTTGCGCTTTGTACTCAGTGTTGCCGAACAGGCGGACACTGCCCCGCTTGGTGAGTTTCATTTGCCGGACTCCCGTTTGTACCTAGCTGCACCGATCACGACAGTGCAGAACTCTGTGACGATGAACACCCACACCCACCACGGGATGCGGCGGTCAAAGGCGTAGAGCAAGGTGGCGAGCATGAACCATAGGTCCAGGGCAGACGCCAGCGTTCCGACTCCGTATCGGAGAAAGGCTAGGTGCTTGCTCATTTCGTCACTCCCTTATCCACCAAGTTCGCCGCTTCCAGCAGCTTCTTGTTGTTGCGTAGCCAGATAGCAAACTGCGGATGCTGCACGATCTGCGGCGTGCGCCGCACGGTGTGACGCAGGGCACTCGCTTGGAACTCCTGTCCCATGCGTGACAGATACTCGAACGCCTGGATCGCAGTGTCCTTGTCGATGTTGTGCGAGATCATCCGCATGGTTGCGTACGCTGCGTCGGGTCGCTCGGGTACCTTGCACTTACTCGGGTGCGCGACGATCTCGGCGTAGCTCGGCAGCTCGTCTACCACACGCAAGTGTGCAACGAACTGCGCCGCGCTGCCTTCGCCTATCATGCCCGCCGCGCATTCGGTGAACATCTCCATGCTCATCGTGTCGATGAACGGGCTGAGCCTACAGATCGAACGCGGCGTGCAGAACGCGCCGGGTTTCTCTGGCACCTTGTCCGACAGGACTACGGCCGGGTGCGCTTCTGTGAACGAGATTATGGAATGGTGGATGTTATTCTTCTCCATCCAATCCACGAGCGCGTCCTTGTTGGGCTCGATCTCAATGTCCATTATTCTGTTCTGAATAAAAGCCATTGTCTTGCGGGCACCGGAGCGGTCCTTCTCCCGATTACCCGCTGCAACAACGATCCAGCCCGGCGGGAGTTGATACTCACCGACTCGACGGTCAAGCATAAGTTCAGCTGCGACCTTGTTAACGTCATCGTTTGCTTGGGGTTGTTCGTCCAAGAATAAATACCCATACTTACCGTCCTTCTTTTCGTCCACAGCCCAGAATGGAAGACTGAACTCCATCTTGCTTGTCGCGATGTTGCCTTGTGGCGGCAGCCCATAGCCCTTGACATCCGGCTGTTCCACTTCGCACAGTCTCACGACCTTGCATCCCACCAACTCGCCGAGCCGCTTAGTCATGAGCCTCGCTGCGCTCTTGACCACAGTGCTCTTGCCCATCCCAGGGCTCGACAGCAACCGGGGACAGATATATTCTCCCTTCTCGATTGCCACTTGCAACAACACCACCAACAATTTCTCTGCGTCGTTGATCTTCATTCCATACCTCGTTGAAAAGATTTGCTTGCCATGTATCCCAATACCCCCTGCCCGTGTCGCGCTTGCGGTACTCCGGCGCATCGTCCGGCCACGGGATCGACTTCGTGCCCCAATCGGGCGGCATCGTCCACATCCACCACTCGTAGTCCTCCATAGAATCTCCTACAGAAACAGGCAGTACTGGCGGTCGAACGCCATCGTGTACCAGATCCCCTGCGTGTCATCCAGCTTGGTCATGCGCCGCCTGTAGATCAGGGCGGCACTACGCCTCACACGTACGTACTCAGGGCTCCAATTAAAGATCGTCGTGTCGCCTCCGATCAGGGGTTCCAAGTGGGCCTGCTTAGGCCGACGGTTCATCTGCCTTCGCCGCAGACTCAGGCGTCACCAGCACGCCATTGTATTGTGTGGCCAGGCTGGTCATGGGTCCATACAACTCCTCGCGGTGTTCCTTCGCATACTCCAACACCTTGCGCGGGTCTTCCTCGCTCATCGGGAAGCCGAGCAACGCGAACAGCGATGACACTGCCTCGCCGAACTCCGCCGCATCTTCCATCTTGCCGAACACCAGCTTCTGGTTTGTCCCTGATACGCGCAGGCCCGACGCCTTCATGCTCACGCAGTACGGGCCGTCCTTGCGCGTCTGGTAGTTGGGGTAATCTTTCTGACGATAGATTGGCAGTGCATGTGCTATGAGGAAGTCACCGCACTCGATGCCTTCGCCGTTGAGATACACCTGCTCCGAGTTTGTCGGGGCGCCGATCTTGATCTTGAATGTCGTCTTTTCCACTGTCGTCTCCTAGTTGTTACAAGGCTTGTAAATTAAATCCGCTCAGCTCTCGCTTCGCTCAGTTACTCAAACAAACTCATCTGCTCTGGCCTGTGCGTGCGTACCTGTGACGGGCGCGCGGGCCAGTACCCACCAGCCTCAACATGAAACAGCCAGCCCCATTCCCACCGTGTCATGGCCAGCCCCCAGAGTTAGGCCACATGTAATTCTCATCAAACAGTACGTACTGCTGCTGAGACAGGCTGGGAGAGTCGAGATCACTCGTTATCTGCTCTGCCCTCCACACTGCCATGACTGCACACACCTGCGCGTAGGTCAATACGAACATGATGTTCTGCTGCCGCTTCGAACACTGCTCACCCTCCTTGAAGTCAGAGAAGAATGATCCGGTCGGAGAGTGTATATAGACGCGCACCGATTGTTTGCAGCGTTTGCAGGTGAACCGCTGCGGTGGGTTTACGCTGAGCACTTCTTCCGTTGCGGTTCGCAGCATCTCATGCCCGCGCCCTTCAAGTTCCTGTATATACTTGCTCAGTTCCTCCTTTGGGTTCTCGCCCGGCAGAATGTCAATGGTCACTGTGTTGTGCATCGTCGTTCGCGCAGTCATGATTTGCTCCGGCTCGGGATCGCCGCCATGATTTTGCGCTTCGCCACTGCGTACTCGCGGTCGTGCTTATGCATGTGCGCCAGCGCGCAGTCTACGCTCATGCCGCCCTGTACCCGCCCCAACAGCCTGCGTTTGAACACCTGACTTCTCTGCTGCGTTGGCGTCAGGTTGATATGCCCACACTCCTGACACTTCATATGAAGGTGCATTGTGTCCTTGCCACAGGCGGGACACGGCTGATTGCTAAACCCTTTGATGCTCATAATACCTCCCGAAATATTGACAGCTGCGCTGCGCTCATAACTCCGTGCGGCGGCTCTGATCGCTCGCAGGTGTGGTACTCATCCCACGACAGCCACAATCCAAGCCCATGATTTTTTATGCTCTGTCGGAACTCCGCGATATACTCTAGCAGTCGAACATCATCGCTTGTGCGATCGGACATATGCGTACCTCTTTGTCGATGACGTGGAAGTTGCAGTCAAGCTGGTAGCCGGTCTGCTGGTCGAACCAGCAGTTGCATGTGAAGCAGCGGAACAGACTCGTGTGCTTGTCGATCTCACGCACGTTGTGATGCATGGCCCTAGCTGCGTCCCATGAGATACTCATCTGCAACTCCCACGGTAGGGTATCTCGATTGATCCCATTCCATCCCGCTCTGCGAGCCACTTAGGGAAGTTATGCCCGTCGTCCCACAGGTTGAACTGCTGCACGGTCCATTGTTGGTCCTTGACTTCTTGTCTACGTGTTTCGTGGACAGCATCAAGTTGTTGCTTATTCATAGCATAAACTCCATTGCGCAAACTGGCAGATCGGAAAGAGCTTCTGGTTAACGACCCTACTTACGCCGGCGTCTCTATCGATCTCAATATACCAATGCGCATCGCAGCGGCACTCAAACCACGCGCAGCGCGGATTCCATCGCACATGGACGTGGTTCTGTCTGCCATACTGCCTTGCTGGTTCATTGGCTTCTTTCTCATTCGGGTAGTAAAGGTCCATCACGGTCTCCGTTACAACGGTTGTAATCAGGTGAACAGCATCTCTTGCAGGCGCGTCGCAACCACCGAGCTTGCAAACCTGCGCGCCTGCTTGTTGTGGATGCGATCCTGCGTCAGCCTGTTCCGTTCGCTGTTATCGTACTTCCCCAAGTACGCCTGTATCCACTCGTCGATGGGTAGCAGTTTGTGATCGCTGTCGGGATCGTATGGCGCAATCATTTGTCACCCCCACAAGTTTAGTTGCATGTACTCGAACGTGTACCTGTTCGACTGATCATAGGGATACACGCTCTCATCCCCTCCGTCCATCCGCAACATGAAATCCCAGAACGTCAAGGTATCCATACAACCGCCGCCGCGATCAACCCTATCCACCCAGTTATCGCGAAGAACATCCCGCGATTGCCCCACTTCGTCTGCACCCACGACAGCAGCACCAGCATCACGCCGATACCCAACGATGCCGCGCACAGAATACTCAGCAACCAAACGAATGCGATTAGTTTAGTCATCGAGAAACTCCTTGTTAATCACTCCACAGATTCGCTTGCATGAATTGGCACGCTGCAAGGTATTTGCAGAACTTCTGATCGTGATGCAGATACCATTCCACCGTGTAACGCGTACCACATGCTGTCTCATACACTTGGTACGGCACCGGCAACAATTCATCTTCTTCGTTCATGAATCACTCCACAAACACAGCTGCATGTTCCACGCAGCCAGGCCCTGAGTGACCAGCCAGTGCGCCTGCTCATCCCACGCCAGGAATTTGTACTCAACGTAGTGCCAATCCATAGATTACTCCCAGAGGTTCAGATGCATGTCCCGCACCCGCAGCCACGTGTACCATTTATATAGGTGCAGGTCAGTGTGAAGGAGCAGCTCAGCGAAGCTCATCCCCCTTACATCCCATTCAGATGCCTGATGAAGTCCGCGCGGACGCGCTCGAGCCGCGCACGCTCTGTGTCCGTCAGCGGTTCCTCTGTTACAACGGTTGTATCCCGCTTGCCGCAACGCATGCACTCACCATCGACACGATCTACTTCACAACCCTCAGCAAAGTCGCAATCCTCGCCATCGTCGCGTGCACCGAACTCAATGTTGTCATCACACGCCACACCTAGTGCCATTGGCGTAATGTTGCGCGCGGCGATATCTGCGAATGTTGGGAGTACGTCTCGCACGCGAAGAAACTCATGCAACTCCGCGTCGCTCGTGCTCGACGCACACATCTCAGACTCGAACAACTCCGACTCGGGATGATCCGCAATCTCAACCTCGAATGGCTGCAACACACTCGACGCCTCATACACTCGCCCAGCTTCTTCGTTGAGCAATGACAGAATATCTTCTTGTTCATTCAACCTATTGGCGTGTTGCACTCGGTAGGTCTCGAGTATCCGTATCCGATCCGCCAGCACCTGCTGTATCTTCGCGCGCACCGCGCGCTCCGACTCCGACTCCCGAAACATCCGGTCAACCACCGATCGCCCGCACTCGACCTCATGCATCGCATGCTTGAGGTAGAGCCATGTGACCAGCAGGCCGATCGCAGAAGTTACAACCATTGTAATCGCAAACGCTGTGTACATATCCATTGAAGTCTCCTTGCTACGTTGATTAAATGTTTTCGTGTCGTCGTGGCGCAGTCATTCGTTGGTGCCGTCGACCTCACTCCGGTAGTTCCACAGGCATTGCTGCATGATGTTGGGGTGGAACTTCGGCTGCGCAGCTGGCGCGGCATCCACTTCGTCCAGCGGCACCACGAAGTGTCTACTGAGCGGAACACTATTGCCGATCACTGCCCAGCCTTGCCAATTGACTGGGTTGTTCTTCCATCGTTTCAATGCGAGGTCGGTCATAAATCCTCCGGCTCAAACGGACAGTCGAACAGATACAGCTGCTGCTGCTGCCACCGCCACTGCCACTGCCACTGCCACTGCTGCTGCTGCCGCTGCCGCTGCTGCTGCTGCCGCTGCCACCGCTGCTGCCACCACTGCTGCTGCTGCCGCCGCTGCCACCACTGCTCGTCGTCGGTCATACACTTCCCCGAAACAACATCAGTTGTGCACTGCGTGCGCTGCAACTTCGGCAGTCGCGCACGCGGTTGTTACTGGCGTATCCGACTGGCGACAAGTCGTCATCGTATCGCCAGCCAAGAACTGTTCCAGAGATTCATTGGGAGAGCAGTTGTAGTTGTTCGAGAGTCGTGCTTGCCGTGGCTCGGTGCTTCCGCTTAGCTTGGTTGTCATGGCTGAGCCGCGGATTATGCGCGCGGTCTGTTTGAGATCCCATATTGTGCGCTCCAAGATTCGAATGTCGCGACCGTTTATTGGCGTTTTGTCTAGGTGTTGTAGTGTCTCTGCTATACCAAGCAGAGTGAGAGAGAAAGCCCTATTACGTAAAATGCGGTCCATGTTTTGCCTCATGATGTAAAATTGGATTCATTAAGTGTTTATGGTCGAAGTCGTATTTACGTGTTGTCGTGTAAGTCCTTGAAAACGTTCATAATGGGTTGTAGTTGTAGTACGTAGTGAAAGTATAGATAAAAACTACAGAGCACTACGACTAGGTGACTACGTGATCCGAAGCACCTAGCCACCTACACAAAAAGTTCCCTAGCGCGCCGTAGTATTATAATATACAATACAATATATATATATATATGCCTTTCAGGGCTCTTGCATTTTGGCATTGCTATATAAATCAATGACTTAATGTTGTAGCGAATCCCGTATGTTGCGTTGCGTATTCGTGCTGTCGCGCAGTCATGAATTTGCTTTGTGATTCAATGGCTTGCGCTCGTTTCAGTGTCCATTATACAACCAATATACAACATGCCTGGGTTTCTTCGCTGGCTCACTACGACATACAAACAAGAAAAACCCCAGACCTTTCGATCTGGGGTTTCTCAGTTTCAATCCGAACGACTGGAGTCTAGCCCGACAAGCCTATATCCAGATCATGTTCGGTGGCGAAGTTAACAATCGCCGCCATGGTCGTCTTTTGCTTTGCCGACTTGGCTCCGTCCCTAACACTCGCGTACCAAAGTTTGAGGCCGCGGGCCGCTGCGACCTTCGGATCAGTCTTCGCGGCTTCTTTCTTGGTTGTCATGGCCGTTACGGCATCGCCGACGTTGCCGTGTTCCTTAATGAGCCGCGCGACCTTGACCGCGTCATGGTAGCCGCACGAGCCCGTTGCGGTCCGCACTGCCGTTATGGCTTCGGGCAGTAAGGCGTGCTGGCGAACGATCGAGCGCGCCTCAGACTTGGACACCTTTTCGCGGGGCGTGCCGTTCCAGCCGAGTTTGGCCGACAGCGCATCGACGATTGCCACAACGTCGGGTTCGTCAACGGTTGTCTTGAGACCGGCCTTTGCAGCGGCTGTGCAAAACGTGACCAGCGAGCCCGCTGAATTCTTCGCTTGCGTAATGGCCTCGGCCAATGCGGCTACAACGGTTGTAACGACTTTGGGTGCGAGGGTACTGGGGGTTTTCTGTTTGGTATCACTCATCGCATAACTCCTAGTTTCTTGATGAGATCGCGGTATTGCTCTCTCACTATTCAGCTGTGAGGAAACGGGGCCAGGGTTACAAGCCTTGTAACGGCCCCGGCCCGGACCCCGGTATAGGGCCACGGGGTGGCGCGGTGGGTGGCGTCCCTTAGGTACCGCGTCAATACGTCAATAAAAAATCTAACCCACGGCCCACACCCGGCCCACAACGCAGCGCACTACTACAAAATTTGCCCTTGGTCAACCTTCGGAGTAAAGTCGGACTCTCCTCAAGGACTAGGGGATCCCCCGATGCCAGTCTGTGACGACCCCGGCGAAGTCTTCGCCATCAATTGCCTGACAGCGCCGAGCTCTCTGACGTACTCCTGCGCGTACCGGAAATACTATGGCCAAAACAATGTGACTAACGCGTCCGTTGAGGGAGTGATCACTACGGCCGGCGTGACGATACTGAACGCAGTCTCAGGTCCCTATTCGCTCGTGGCACCGAACATCCCATTCCAATCGCTCGAGCTCACGTTCTTGTCGATCGTAAACACCGACGGCGCCGCCCACGAGATTCAGTTTGGTAAGTTCAACGATGTCCACGTGTCGGGATTCGTGCCGATGATTTCCTACTGCACGCTGAACCCCGACGAGAGTTTGATTTTTGTCGAGGGCGCCGGCTTCCAGGTGTACGACTCGAACGGCCTGCAGAAAGTGGAGACGCAGGGGATCACCGGTCCCGCTGGCCCGACAGGACCTGCAGGTCCGGTGGGACCGACCGGAGCTACGGGCCCCGCTCAGTTCCCGACGGTGGTCATCGAGTACCCGGTCACGACGGGGTTCGCATACGTCGCGCCTAACTCGCCGCAGCCGGAGGTGATTTTTTCTCTGATACCCGGCGGGACTTTGGCCACCGGGGCATTTAAAATGCCGGCCAACCCGCAGCCCTACCAGAAGGTCACGATAACATCAACACAAAAAATCACGGCGTTCACGGTGACGGCGAATGCCGGACAGGATATCTTCGGTGCGCCGGCGGGGACGGCGCTCGCGGCGAACGCGGCGATGAGCTGGATCTACGGGGACGGAGTTATTTTTCCCCAGTGGTACAGATTGGCTTGACACACACCCGGCCCACCGGTATTCTCGCGGGATGAAACAGATCTCCGGCGAGCAATGGTTCGCAGAATTCAACCTCGTGAAGACGGAACTCGCGCCCGGCACATTCCTACGTCATTGGGACGATGTCCCCGACGGCACACTGGAAAGCGACTTTCAGTGGTGCATATTCATATGAAATTCTTCAAACGTCCGCCGCTGCAAACGGTCCGGCGCAAGTTTCTCTGGTGGCCCAAGAAGGTCGTTCAGGTCGAATACGGCTATCATCCGATCCCCGGCGCGGAGAAGGTCAAGTTCTATCCCGGCTGGCATGACCAGGGTCCGGGGAGTTTTACTGTGATGCCGCATGGCTTCGCTGCGGCCAGCTGGCCACCGAGGAACGTGAAGCCGGAGCACTGCGGCGGGATGGTAGTCCCCGTGCAGCACAGCCTCGAGAAGACGATTGACGAGTGGATATGGCTCGAGTACGTGCTCGAGGAGCTGCAGATAACTAGCCTCGGTGATAGGTCATACTCAAAGTGGTGGCCGACGGCGCATCGCAAACAATGGAACCTCTGGCATGAATATTATTGACCCGCCGTGGAGCCAGATGCACTTCGACTGCTTTCCAAGAGATGAGTGGCCGGCTGACAATCCGCAGGCGCTTTTGATGCCCTGGTGGCAATATCAGGCGTGCTTATTCGATGTCTAACAAACGCGGCAATTTGGACCCGACGAAAATGACTGACTGGAACAAAGTCCAGCGCATCGTTGCGTGGATCGTCATTCTTAATCTCATGGCGTTTTGCACGGTCATGCTGATCGTCGATATCGCAATGTGGACAGAGCCGACGGCCGCGACGCCGATAGATCCACCGCAAGATTCCACTGTATTTGACAGGGCGCAAAAATATGACTGAATTTCCGATACTCTCGCAGACCTCCGACTCTGACAAGCAGGTTCTTCTGCAGCTGCGGGATTTAATGCCCGAGGGCTACCGATATCTCGAGATCGGCTCGTTCCTGGGCGGGTCCTTGGTGCCATTCCTGCGGGATCCGCGGTGCATCGACGTGTTGTCGGTCGACGTGCGAGAGCGGGTGGTGGCGGACGAGCGCGGGATCAAGTACGACTTCAAGGGAATGCCGGTCGAGAGCATGCTCGCGGAGCTCGCGAAGCACGGAGTTCCGACGGACAAGCTGGAGAACTTCGGCGGATGCATCGATGCGTGCACCTACATGCACGCGTTCGACTTGATATTCATCGACGGCGAGCACACCGACGTTGCTTGCTTTCGTGACTTCGTGCATGCGATGGAGCACGCCAGACGTGACGCGATCGTCGCATTCCACGACTCGACGCTCATCCACAAGGCATTGCAGATCAACCAGGAATACCTACGAGTGACGGCAGAGCCATTCAAATTCTTCAAGGTGCATGGCTCCGAGATCGCGATGATTTGTCTCGGCAAATACATCAACGCGAAGCTGCCGTTTGAGGCTGAGCCGGACATGCCGGCATTCTACCGCGAGGCGGAAAAGACACTGCTCAACCACGCGCTGCAGTTCCGCATCAAGGACGGCATCGCGGAAGATGCACTGGTGATGAAGGCGTTCTGATGAAAGTCGCGGTTTATTCGAATTTCTACGGTGCCGACAACCTCGTGCATGGGAACGTGAACTTCAATCGCGTAGACCCGGCGATCCCGCATTATTTTTTCACCAACAACCAAGTGGCCGGACACAAGTGTATGGCGGCAGGTTGGACGGTGATCCCGGCGTTGACGCCGGCGTCAGGCGATCCCGCGGAGTCGAATATGCAGTGCAAGGAGGAGAAGGTCCGGCCGCACCTGATCGCGCGTCTACAGGAGTACGACTTCCTCGTGTACCGCGATGCCAAGCTGACGGGACTGGACTTCGGCATGCTGCCGAGAATCATCGAGAAGATGAAGGCTGGCGGCTACTGCGCGGCGCTGCCCGTGCACGGCCGGGGCGTCGTGGATGAGGTGATCGAGTCGATGTTCCAGAAACGGTACTTGCTCGAGCGCCAGCGGATCGTGAACTACGTGAATGAGGAACTGCGCGCCGGATGGGCGCCGGTAAATCCGGTGCACTTCGGCTGCTGCACGTCGGTGCGCAACCAGCGCCACCCAGACACCGAGGCAATGAATAATTTGTGGCGGGCGCACATCGACCGCTGCGGAGTACAGGACCAGATCTCGTTCCACTTCATCGCGCAGCAGTACAAGATCATGGCCATACCGCAGGAATTTGGCGGGCGGCGCTCCGAGGCCCCCGTGCCGGGGTGGGTATGAATTTTAGATTTGAGTACCGCCAGTTCGAGCGGGTGGCGAAGCGTGAGCGGGAGTACCTCCCGAGTGCGTTCCGCCCTGGGCGGCTGGTGCTGGCGCCGCCGTATCAGTATATGAGGTCGAACGTGTGTCAGTGGATGTTGTTCCCTGAATTTTCTAGGAGTATGTGATGAAATTTACGATCGATTTGATGTGTGGGTTTGCGATGCCGAACACGACGATGGTGAAAAATTCGCCGGGCTACCCCCGGACCTGGTTCGTGAACGCAATGAAGCGCAAAATCATCGCGCCGGACGGTTTTGTGTATATGGGCGCGCTGCGCTTGCTTGGACTGACGCTTGGGGTTACGATCACGAGAGAATGTTCTACCGCGATCACTCCGCCCGCTGGTTCGTCTGCGCCTGCTGCATCGTCGCCCTCGCAGCCGCAATCAGTGCAGTTGCCGCCCGAGCTGCTCGCGCAAATCCAGGCGCACATCCAGGCGCAAGCATCGACGAAAGCGCTGAGCTCCCCGTCGATCCCTGGAAAGAGCACATAGGCAAAGATGGTATCGACGAGGCGCCGATTTGCCAGAATCAGTTCGGGGAAATAGCGGCCACACGATGGTGGCCACGCTGCGACACAGTTTGAGGTGGCTATGAAAGTTCAAAGATTTTTCTACGTGCGCCCGCCAAAGGGTCGCGTACGGCATATCCAGTACGGCAAGACGCATAGTGAGGGCCCGGTCGCCTGCGGCCGGCATAGCGAGAAAGGCTGGCTGTGGTGCCGACCCGAGAACTACCGTGGTTGGATACCGGTCTGCAAGCAGTGTGAGCGAGCGCGTGAACGCTAAGCAAGCCAAGAAGTTACGATGGTTCGCCCGCGCGCAGGAGGCGGCGATGCCGGACATCATGCTCAACAAGGAGGGTATCCCTTCCACGTTGCTGGTGTACAATCACAAGAAGATATTCGTCGACGCGAAGGGTGATGAGCATGAGTACATCAATCGGACGATCCAATACAATCCGCGGACCTGCGGCAAAGGGTATTACCGCGCCCTTAAATCGTCGGGACTACGCCTCCGCGGTAGCGTTGCGCGAGTTAGGCAGACTTGCCAATTCAAAGCCATTGAACGACTTACAGCGAAGCAGCAGAGAGCCGGAGATAGTGCCCGACCTGACGCTGAGTCTCTCGCTATTTCAGCGGCTGGAGTGGTCCAGCCGAGTCCGCCGCCGACAGCAGCAGCAGATGCTCTGGCCGGCGCCCTGGTCGCAGCTGGAACTTGATCTAGAGTCGCCAGTACCTTAAGCTGACGGCGTACAAACAGGAGAGCATGATGCTAACGCAATTTCAATTCACAGAATCAACCACCTACACGGATGGCTCGGCAATTCCGCCCGGCACGCCCCTGACGTACAACCTGCTCGTCGACACGGTGAATCCGCCGGTTCAGGGATATTCGGTCCCGGCGGCGAATGTTGCCGCGGCAGTGGGCGGCGTCGTCACCGTCCTGTTTTCGGATGTCGGCTTTGTGCCGGTGCCCAATGTTTCGTACTTCGCGGCAGCGACCGAAGCCTCGGGCGCGGCGGTTTCCGCGGACTCGAATGTGGTTACGTTCATACAGGTGCTTCCCCCATCACCGCCGACGGCACTCACGGTTTCGTGAGGGCGCTGAGTGTAGATGGACTTGGTTGACTCATTTTCTTCAGGAGATTCGACATGACCGAAACAGTAACTGTAGCCCCGGCCCCCGTAGCGGCCAAGACCGTCGGACAGACCGTTGACGCTGATATTGCCGCGCTAGAGGCGCGCATCAAGGCACTCGAGGGCGACGCAACGGCGTTTTGGACGAAGCAGATCACGTGGCTCAAGGCGAACTGGCCGCACCTCGTGTCGATGGCATTCTCAGGCTTTGCGGCTGCGAAGCTCGGCATCGCCAGTGAGATCGCCAAGCTGTTCTAAGTTTATGCAGCATAATCATGACACTGCAGGCGTAGTAGGCGGGCTCACAACGGTGAGCCTTGCCGCTGCGCCATGGTTCATCAATCTCGAGGCGATATTGCGCATCGGCAGTTACTTTCTGTCCTGCATAGTCGCCACGCTCACGATCATTCACCTCTACAACCTGTACTTTCGTAAAAAGAAATGAGCGAGAAAGTCGAAAATGGCCAGCGGATCCACGTCCGCCTGACGAAGCAGCAGTACGCCAGGCTGAAGAAGCTGGCGGCCGCTGGCGGCTATTCGATTTCGGAGACGCTGCGTCGTGCTATCGACGCCTACCTCGCTGGCTAAAGAACTCTGGGATGTAGTGCGGGCGGCTCGCAGCGGCACAAAGTACTGGGTTCGCGTCTTGAAATTCGGTGACACTGGGTATCCATGGTCTCTGCATGAATGTGCGCTGATGACGCGCGACGGCCTACGCGAGTTGGGTTTTAAAGCATATTTCGACGACGAGCGCGTGGATGTGAACGCGGGATGGCCCACGCCCGAGGATCGCGCCCGCTTGGGCATCGAGCGTCAGATTATCATTGGGGGTAACATTGGCACCGCCCGAGCCTACGCCTCGATCCCGGATGGGTCGATCGTCTATAATTTTGAGCAGGCCGGTGCCTCGCAGTTTGGCGCGCACTACCTCTCGCTTTTGAAAAGATGTGTCGTATGGGAGTACCACCCCGACAACATCAGATATCTCAAATCTCTCTACGGCATCAACGCGATCTTGGTGCCGTTCGGATACATTTCAGCATTCACGCCACCTGCGCCTGAGATTCCGCCGGCGATGGAGTATGACGTCGCGTTCGTGGGATCGCTCAATCCGCAGCGCAAGGTCATCATCAACGAGCTCGAGCTGGTAGGCCTGAAGGTGTTCGCCTCGCAGGAGTGCCAGTGGGATAAGCGTCCTGACGTCTATCGCCGCAGCAAGGTCGTGCTCAACATGCACTACTATCCGAAGGTGAAAGTGATGGAGGTGGTGCGGATCGGACTCGCTCTGGCGATGAGCAAAGCGGTCGTGACGCAGATTGATCCCGACACGCGTGTCGATCCCTACTACCTACCCGGCGTCGCCGCAGCACCGTATAAGGAACTGGCGGCCACCGTGAAGCGGATCGTCAACGATCCCGTCGAACGGCGCCGACTCGAGAAAGATGGATTTGAACTTTTTATCTCGCGGCAGGCCAAAGATTCTTTACGTGGAGCACTCGACCATGAATCAACCCCTCCAACCCAACGACTACCCGAAAGTCATGAGCGCACACCAAACGCTTCAGGCACTGTGTACCGGCGAGTATCGAGGACTGGCCAGGTACGGTGACGGCGACTTTGCCGTGATGCGCGGGCAGCGCGACAGATATCAGAAATGGGACCCTGCGCTGGCATGGAGGCTGGCGCAATCCTTAAGGACGCCCACACCCGGCGTGTTGAATGCGATCATTCCGCCCCCTGGACAGGGCGAGCTCGCGAACCAGCGCTGGCACTGTTACTACGAAGCTAACGCGGGAGTTGTCGGACTATTGCCCGACAGAGTTTACGGCAACGCGGCGATTACGCGCATCGACTCGAATCGTCAGCTGCACACCGAGGAATACTGGCTCGAGATTTCAAAGTTGTGGGTGGACAAGGATGTGACGCTAATCCGCGGCACAGACCGCTCACTCACGCCGCAGATGCTACTTGATTCGCCGGGGAGCCCGGAAAGCGTGACAGATATCATCGGGCCGGGGCAGAACGCCTGGGATAAGTATGGTGAGCTGGAAGCGAAGGCACTCGCCTCAAAGAACGAGGTGATTCTCCTCTGCACAGGACTGGTCGCGCGGCCGCTCGTTCATTCATTCGTCCTGGGCGGCCACAAAGCCTACGATTTAGGGCATCTTGGCGTATGGTTCAAGGACGGAAAGCCGAAGCCGTGGGAAGACTGCCGCGCCTAGGTCCAAGCTCGGACAGGCATGCCCGTTCGCCGCGGTCGCGGTTTGCTTTCTGCTATAACGCGTGCACTGTAATTGCCCGAGGCACCAAGTGCCGCATATTGAAGACAGTCCGCTATGTCCGAGGCTGGATGCGACTTCTCCGGCTTATCGTCGAGGTCTCCCGTTTGTTTGCGACGGTAGCGATACTCGAACTTCAGGGCGCGTACGAGAAGGGGACACGCCGCACCGTCTATGAGAATGGCTGGACCTCCATCGACGTTGCGCAGAAAGAGCTGTTCGACAGCTCGGAGTCGCGGCTCGATATCATTTGTTGGGGCGGCATAGGCGCTGAAGCCAAGTCGCTTGAGCGCGTCAAACGCGGACTCCTCACCGATTTGGGACTTCTGACGTCCGGCTGGGTCTCCTACCACGAAGACCGGGAACCCAGGGAACGTACGCGCAAGGGCTGGTTTAAGCAGGGTTTGGAGAAACTGCTCAAGCCCCATATCGGTCGACGTTTGTTCGCCGAGTATGAGCAGGCGACCTCGGACGTCCACCTGGGTGATAAGACCAGCCGGCGTGCGGCCGAAATCCTGGCCGAGCATAAGGGGGTACCCCGTCACCGCTATAAGGCGGCTCTGCGATATATGAAACTCCGGGCGGAACGACGAGCGAAAGACCGCTTGCCCTGAGAGGGACTTGCCGTACTTCGCGTCGATATGCACGTCAGACCAGTCTTTGGTGTTGGACGTTCGCAAGTCTGAGTAGTAGTTTGGCCGCAGGTTTGGGATATTTTCCGCACCAGGGTCGAGGCCACCGGGTTGCTTGTAGACGGCCCAGTTCGCCGGGAGCTCGAGCTCCATGCGGATGTACCAGTCGGAGTCCTCATCGGGCGGGTTGGACTCGGCGATGACGCCATACCATTTGTTGCGCGCGACGCCGAGTGGTTGAAAACGACCACAACGTCCGTACAGCGCTTCGATGATCGGAATCGGGATTTGCCGGAACTCGGACACCCATCCGCCTGTGATATTCAGCGAGAGCAGTCGCTCGATGTCGGCCTGCGTGTCGAGCGGGATCAGCAGCCAGTCGCTCTCGACGCGCGTGCCATCTGGTAGATTGAAGCGAAGCTGAACCGTAGAATCCGTTACCTTGTAATTCATCGCGGGAGTCAGCCATTTCTTGATGTCCTCCAGGACGGTTTGGCGGAGCTGTGAGGATGTGTTACGGACGACGACGAAGCGGGTTTTGCGGATGCCCTTCGGATCCGGATACTCCTCGGTCGCGCGCCGTACGAGCTCCATGATGCAGCCGGTCGTCTTGCCGGATCCCCAGGGCCCCATGATCAGGCGCACCGCCGCGGTGTCGTCCTTCATGAATTTTTCGATCGTCGGGGGGACCACGTAAGTGGCCGAGGTCTTGTCAGTCATTCGTAATTGCCTTCCCGTCGATCACGACGTTGGACTTGTTGTCAGCGAACTGGATGTTCAGGGTAAATCCCTGTGCGGCCGCGCCCGTCGGCGCCGTGGTCTTGGCGGATCGGCCGGCGAGATCGGCGAGGGTCTGGATCGCCTTTATGCGTTCGGCACTTGGGACAGTGGTGTTTCGGGCGAGGCCATAGAGCTCAGGCATCGTGTCCTCGAGCATGATCTCAGCCTTTTTCGTGATGCGCGCGCCGGCGGCGAGCGTGCCACGCCAGGTCACGAGGGCCTCTTTCAGCATCCCGCGGAATACAGGGTTCGTACGTAGGAGGTCCCACTGGGCCTTAGTCAGGCCGTAGCGCTTGCGGATGTCCTCGGGAGTGCAGAGCTCGGCTGCGAGCTCGGCCACAATGGACGCCTTCAAATCACCCAGTTCGATGGAAGTTCCGGTCCCCGGTACGGTTACGGAAGTACTGGCAGAGCCAACCTCATCAGACATTTGCGTTTCCTAACGTGATCGTTCAGGATAGCCTAGCTGGTAACACGCATATCCACAAGGCGCAAATGGTAGCTGTCACAAACTCGACCAATGACCAACGGCTCATAAACCCGCTGGCGCAGCAGCGCATGGGCAATATCCGGTCGATGCCGGTCATGCCGCGCGGCGGCTCCGGACAGCCGAATCAGAACCCTCAAAGCGGGATCCCGCAACAGGTTCCCTCGGTTCCAGGCCATGCGATGACACGCATGCTCTCGCCCGATCAGGTTGCTGCGCGAGAGGAAGCCCAGGCGCAGGCAAACCAGCCTTCGCAGAACCCCGACTGGCAGAACGACCCGAGCGTCCTCGAGATCGCGAAACATGTCCGCTATCGCATGTACGAGATGCGAAACTTCCGCAACATGATGGGCATTGGCCAGAGGCTAATCGATGCACTCCGCACCTACAAGGGCCAGTATGACCCCGCCCGCCTGCGCGATATCAAGGCCTTCGGCGGCTCCGACGTCTTCGCCCGCATCGTCCCCGGCAAGTGCCGCGGCGCAACTTCTCTCCTACGCGATATCTACCTCGGCTCAGAGCGGCCCTGGGATATTTCGCCTACTCCAGAACCTGAAGTTCCAGAGAATATCGAGCAGGCGATCCAAGGATTAGTCGCCGCCGAGATCGCCGCATGCCAGCGGCAGCTCCAGCAACTACAACTGCAGGCGCAGCAGATGCAGCAACAGCAGCAGCTCGCGATGCAGATGGCCCAGCAGAACGCTCAGGCCCAGAAGGTCATGGGCGTCGATCAACAAGTTCTCCAGACCGGCCAATCCGCTGAAGCCGCTCAGGCGGCCGCCGGCACTCAGCAGGGCCCCCAGGCGCTCGGCGCGGCCCAGCAGTCCGCTCAGCAGCTCCAAGGCACCATGGTGGGTGCCATGCTACCCCCGGCGCCACAGATGCCGCCGCAGCCCCAGGTCCCCCAAGGCCAGCCTCAGCCGCAGCCAGGCGTCCCCTGGTCGGGCCCCCTGGCACCAGAGACAATGGGCGCCGGCGCGCCGGGCACAATGCCGCAGATGCCGACTCAGGACCAGATTGAGGAACGGGTCAGCCAACTCCGCGAAGCGGCACGGAAAGCGGCAAAAAAGAACGCCGTCAAGGAAGCAAAGGCCGCTGCGGAGGAGCTCGACGAGCTGCTCACGACCGGCAATTTCTACGAGGCTTTCGCCGAGTTCTTGATTGATTTACCAATTTTTCCGTTCGCGGCCATCAAGGGCCCTGTCGTACGGATGTGCTCCCAAGTCAAATGGGTGAATGGCTCGCCGGTGCGCAAGCAGGTCCCCAAGATGTTCTGGAGCCGCGTCTCGCCGTTTGACCTATACTGGACCCCGACCGCCCACAACGTGCACGAGGCCGAGTTTGTCGAGCGCCTGCGGCTCACTCGCGCGGATCTCCTGGCGTGCAAGGGTTTGCCAGGATACAACGATGACGCCATTAGCCAGTGCTTGGATCGCTTTCATGACCGGGGCTTCCGCGAATGGTGGGATGTGGTTGACGTTGAGAGAGCGCTTCTCGAAAACCGAGAGGCATGGCCCCGAACGTCGTCCAGCCTCATCGACACCGCCGAATACCACGGATCTGTCTCGGGAAAGACACTCTTAGAGTGGGGAATGGATCCCGCGCAAATCCCTGATCCTGAACAGGAATATCGGGTCACGGCCTGGTTGATCGACCGGTTTGTGATCAAAACGCAACTAGATCCGACGCCCTCGCAGCGCGCCCCGTATTATGTCTCCCAGTTCGAAAAAATCCCAGGAACGATGTATGGCTACGGACTTCCCGACCTGCTCGAGGACATTCAGACTGTCGCCAACGCATCTTACCGGTCCCTCGTCAACAATATGGGTATCGCTTCCGGCCCCCAGGTCGTCATCAATGACGCTGTATTGGCACCCGGGGAAGACGACAGCATGTATCCCTGGAAACGGTGGCATGTTAGTTTCGATCCGATGATGGCGAGCGCGGGCATGCAGCCGATCATGTTCTACCAGCCCGACTCACGCGCGACGGAGATCCAGGGCCTGATTGCAAACTTGAACCTGATGGCGGATGATGTGTCGGCGATCCCGCGGTATATGACCGGCGGATCGCAGGGTGGCGGCGCGGGCCGCACCGCATCTGGTTTGTCGATGCTCATGTCGAACGCTGCGAAGAC